TTACACCCTCCCTGCCGATACTATCGACCTCATTGAGCAGGTTATTCGCACTCAGCCGGGTATTATTCCGCAAACTGATATCAATATCAGCCGTATTAGCGTGGATACCTACGCCACAATCCCCAACAAGCTGGCTCAGGGTAGACCTATTCAGGTCTGGATTAACCGCCAGTCTGGTGCAACTTATCCCGGTCCCGACCCGGCAGCGGGTATTGACTACCCCAATATTAATGTCTGGCCGTGTCCGGATCAGAGTAATTACTACACGTTTGTATACTGGCGTATGCGTCGTATCCAAGATGCTGGCAACGGTACAAACACGCAGGATATCCCGTTCCGTATGTTGCCCGTCCTTGTGGCGGGCTTGGCATACTACCTCGCCATGAAAATCCCAGATGCCCTGCCTCGGCTCGAGATGCTGAAGTCTGTTTACGAAGAACAGTGGCAAATGGCTTCGGACGAAGACCGGGAAAAAGCTCCTCTGCGGTTGGCCCCACGTCAGCTATTTTTCTAGAGGTGAACCGTGCCTAATAGGTTTGCTTCAGGTAAATGGGCTATCGCAGAATGTGATCGCTGCGGCTTTCAATATAAACTGAAAGAACTGCGGCAGCTTGTTATCAAGACCAAGAACGTAAACCAGATTGTATGCCCAACCTGCTGGGAACCCGATCAACCCCAGCTTCAGTTGGGTATGTACCCAGTCGACGACCCCCAAGCCCTTCGTAACCCCCGGCGTGATACAACTTACCTCCAAGCGGGTTTGACAGGACTTCAGGTTCTTACGGTGAGCCCGCCAGACCCGTCTGCGGAGATAGCCTTTGGTACGCCGTCCGGTGGTAGTCGTGTTATACAGTGGGGGTGGGACCCTGTCGGATTGAACAACCCGTTGAATTTGTCTGGCCTTGTGAATGATCTGGTAGCACAAGGTCAGGTAGGTACAGTGACCATACAAACTTAAGGAGAGTTACAGTGGCTAAGGAATCTTCAAAGAGCGATATCAAGCAGGACAAGGCCATGATTAAGGCCATGATCCATAAGCACGAACGGCATGACCATCCCGGCAAGCCGCTGACAAAGTTGGCTAAGGGTGGTAAAACTGGTGCGCAGATGAAGGCTATGGGCCGTGGCATGGCTAAAGTCATGAACCAGCGCAAGCACATGCGGCCTGTTCGTAAGACGGGGATTTAATATGGCTGAGAAGATTTACCGGGACCCCAAGTCGGTGCCGATTAACGGTAATAGCGGTTACCCGAATAACGTGCCTAATACCCAGACGGTGAAAACCCGTGGTACGGGCGCGGCTACCAAGGGTACTAAAAGCAGCAGCAAACTGGGGTAATCTGTGAACTACGCCACGCTTGTAGGCACTATTCAGGCTTATACTGAAAACGACTTCCCCAATAGTTCGGGGACGGGTGGGCTTACGTCTACTCAGCAGATCAATACGTTTATTCAGGAAGCCGAGCAGCGCATCTACAACACGGTGCAGTTGCTTGACCTGCGCAAGAATGTGACTGGTAACGCTACGGCTTCTAATATGTACCTTACGGTGCCTACGGACTGGCTGGCTAATTATTCACTCGCAGTGATTGACCCGGTTACTGGTGGTTATGATTACCTGCTGAATAAGGACGTTAACTTCATCCGTGAAGCGTTTCCGTATCCGGCGACCACTGGCAAGCCCACCCACTACGCCATGTTCGATCAGAATTCGTATATCCTAGGCCCTACGCCGGATGTCAATTACTTGATGGAACTTCACTATTTCTACTACCCGCCGTCCATAGTCGAAGCGGGTACGTCATGGCTGGGTGATAACTTTGATTCTGTTCTTCTCTACGGCTCACTTTTGGAAGCTTATACTTTTATGAAGGGTGAGCAGGACGTTATTACAGAGTACCAGAAGCGGTACGACGAAGCTATGGCGATGCTCAAGGAGCTTGGCGAAGGGAAGAACCGGCAGGATATGTACCGCACACAACAGGTTAGGTACCCCGTTAAATGAGCGATATGTCTTTGGTTTTTGGTGTCGATGTCGGCAATGTGATGGTGCAGACCACGCACAATCGCGGGTTTACACCCGAGGAGATTGCTGAACGCGCACTGGATAAGATTGTACATGTAGGTAGTAACGCACACCCCGCTATCAGGGAACAGGCAGAAGCTTTCAAGGATAATATCCGTGCGGTGTTGGTGTATTACATGAATGAGGCCGTTCGGTCTCATAACGTTACTCTGGTTAGCAAGTTCCAGAAAGCAGGCTATCCCGAGCTGGTTAAAATTCTGGATACTTAAGGAGAACTACAATGGCAATTACGCAAGCTATGTGCTCTAGCTTCAAGGCTGAGCTTATGTTGGCCGTACACGATTTTCGTCCTGCCGGTCAGACCGGTGCCAGCACATTTAAGCTGGCGCTGTATACTTCGTCGGCTGCTATCGACGCCAATACTACGGCGTACACATCCTCTAACGAGGTGTCGACTTCCGGTACGAACTATACTGCCGGTGGCAACGCGCTGACTAATCTTGGTGTTACTACGGTTGATACCAGTTCTTCGGCGGGTACGGGGTATACGAACTTCAGCACCCTTACTTTTTCGAACGCGTCGTTCACGGCTCGTGGTGCGCTTATCTACAACACCACACCCAAGTCTAACAGCAACGCCAATACTACGCTGACGAACGCTGCGGTGTGTGTTCTGGATTTTGGTGCGGACAAGACTGCCAGCAACGGCGACTTCTCTATTATTTTCCCGTCAGCCACTAATACAACGGCTATTATTAGGATTTCCTAATGGCTCTTGTAGTCGCAGATCGCGTACAACAGACGACGACTACTGCTGGTACTGGTACCGTTACTCTCTCGGGTAGCGTTACTGGTTACCAGTCGTTTTCGGCTATAGGTAATGGCAACACGACGTACTACACGCTCGTGGATGGTAGCAACTGGGAAGTTGGTATCGGTACCTATACTGCATCGGGCACTACGCTTTCGCGCGATACAGTGTATGCATCCAGTGCTGGCGGTACGACAAAGATTACTCTTAGCGGCGGTACTACTAACGTTTTCGTGACGTATCCGGCTGAAATAGCCACGATGTTGACTAACCCCACCCCCACCAATGGTGGTGTGGTTTACGGTACTGGTACTGCGATTGGCGTTAGCGCAGCTGGCACAGTCAGTGGCTACCAGTTCCTTCAGTCTGCCGGTGCGGCCTCCCCGACTTGGGTTCAAATCCCGTCGTTCAAGGACGTTGCCGTAGCCCCGTCATCCCCCGCGCCCATCGAAGGCGACAGGTTCTTCGACAATACGTCGGGCATCAACTACACCTACATCACCGACGCTAACGGCTCGCAGTGGGTTGAGACTTCCGCTGCCGGTACGCCGACTAACGGCGTCTTCTCCACGATGGCGCTGGGCGGTGCCACGCTGGGTAGTAATGCTCTGGCTGTTACGGGTACGGCGGCTATCAGTGGCGCTACTACGGCTGGTACTTTGGCGCTTGGCGGCGCGACCATCGGGTCTAATGCTCTGGCTGTGACTGGGACGAGCCAGTTCAACGGCAGTGTCACGACGACTGGGCGCATAACCCAAAGCCTTAGCCCTGTTTCTGGGGAATACGCTTTGTACTCTACAGGGCAGACCACAGGCTATATTATTTTTCAGATGAACAATACCGGCGGCTCATACATGGTTGCTGGCGAAAACAGCACGGGCGGCGCTCTAATAGCGGGCGACAGCGCCTACGACATGGCCATTCGCGGCCCAAGCGGAATATCGTTTAGCGCAAACGCGGGCGCAACGCAGCATATGCGGCTTAACACGAGTGGTGATCTAACAATCACGCGCCAATTCATCGGCAGCAATTTCCGCGGGTCCTTCAACGGGAACACTTATAATGGTGTCGATGTTAACGACACCGTTGATGCGTCAAGCGCGTGGTTCTTCCTTGCCCGTAATAGCAGCGGCACCGTTCTCGGCGGCATCCAGCGCAACGGCACTGCAAATTCTCTTATCTTTCAAACTTCATCTGACTACCGTCTAAAAGAGAAAGTTTATGAGATTACCGGGGCGATAGACCGTGTGAAGAATATGCGGCCTGTCGGATTTGATTGGATCGGGACGGACGGCCAACATGACGAAGGCTTCCTCGCTCATGAATTGCAAGAGTATGTACCATTCGCCGTAACTGGCGAGAAGGACGCACTTGATGACGCGGGGAGGCCGAAGTACCAGTCCGTCGATTATTCCAAAGTCGTGCCGTTGCTAACCGCTGCTTTGAAAGAGGCACTGGACGAAATCGAAACCCTGAAGGCCACTGTTGCCGATCTCGTCGCCCGCCTAGAAGCACTGGAGAATAAATAATGACCAACACATACACATGGCTTGTCGAATATATGTCCTGCTACCCACAGGCTGAAGGCGAGACTGATGTCGTCTTCACGGTTGGCTGGCGCTGTAACGCCACGGACGGCACCTATAGTGCCACCCAGTACGGCTCCGTGGGCGTCCCCTACGTCGCGGGTGACCCCTACACCCCGTATGCCGATCTGACACAGGCTCAGGTACAGGGCTGGGTCTGGGCCAACGGCGTCGATCAGGCTGCTACAGAGGCGGCTCTTGACACCAACATTGCCAATCAGGTCAATCCCCCTGTCGTAAACCCGCCTCTTCCGTGGAGCAACTAATGACCCTCGACCTTACCATCGAGCAGATCAACGTCATCATGCAGGCGCTGGGCAA